GAAAATATTACGAAGCGGTAATGCTACCTCTGTATTTTCACTGACTCTTGGCATTTTTAAACCTGTGCCTAAAGAACAAAATTAAGTTTACAAAAGTGTTTAAGGTAACCATCAACACTAACCAGTATTGTAATTCTACAGGCATCATTTTTTCTCGCTGTTAAGCCAGACTGCAAAAGCCCCCGTAAGGGCCCCTGTTACCGTTGCGGTCAATGCCGTAGCCTCTGCGGTTATCATTCCAGCATCGTGCGTATCCATGAACCATAAAAGAACATGAATATACATATAGGTCATCACCGCCATCATGGCACGAGGAAGTAATTTCCAAGCAAGGATTTTTTCAAAAGTCATACTCATAATGTTGTCAACCATAATAAAAAAACCAGTGCCCCTCCTACTAAACAAATCAGCGAAGAAATGAGTAATATATTAACAATTTCCTCTATTCGCTTCTGTCGTAACCTTTGTTCTTCCAACTTTTGTTTTCTAAGTTGTCCTTGAATGCGAATCACATCGTTCCAAGCGTTTATCCCATAGTTTGAAATCAAAAAATTACGAAGCTCGTCCTCCATTTTTTCCGCCTTTTTCTTAGCGGCATACGTTTCTAAAGCCTCTTCTTCAATGCTTCCAAAGCGGCGGCTTTTAGCTTTCTCGTGAGAAGTCTTAACTGTTTGTATTGCTCCCATCCAGCGTCCAATGTCGCCCGCCATGGTTTCCAGTTCTCTGCCGTGTTTAAAACCCGCGCAAATAGCCGCATAGCTCGCCTGTGCGATTCCAATAGCTGTAATAGGATCCAACGTATATCCATCCTAAAAATCGAGCCCCCTCTTTGCTCTACTTACTTGCACCCAGTGTAGCCCCCGCCCCTTTTGGCGGCGCCCATACCACGAGCAGTCATGCGACTCATTGTGGTAGGTATAGAAACTTCCTTGGCTTCTCCATATGGAATACGGCCCTGACCATCGATCTCGGCGTAGGCGTTTGCTTTAGGTGCATCTTTAGGGGTGTTGGTTACGATTTTTACTGCGCTCATTTTACGCTCCTTTGTTTCATAATTTCACGTTGCATACCTGCTTCAATACGCGCCGCAGTCTGCTCTTCTTGACTTTGAATGCGCTCGTCAAACTGGCGAGACTTATCTAACAAGGTTGCCTGCTTGATATCCAAAGTTCTATCTGATGCTTCCTTGTCATTCTGTTCTTTAAGGGCCTCTAACTGTAGCTCTTGTTCTTTGAGAGCCACTACAGGGTCCTGCTGACCTTGGCCTGAAATTTGGCGCCCTATTTCCTGAACAGACTGCAAGCCTTGAGCCATAAACTGTGCGGCTAAAGCATCCACTTGCATCTGTATTTCGGGTGGGATCTGCTGTTGACCTTCGATTCCCATCTGAGCCATAGCTTTCTCAACCGAATCAATTTGAACGTGTTGCATAACATGCTTCTGTACCCCTACGGCAACGGCAGGGTTAGCACCCACAAGTGGGGAAGAAGCAAATACAAGGTGCGCCAAGATATGAGACTCGTGGCTTTGGCCCGGAAACGCCTGTAGCTTAACGGCATCAAGGGCGTCCATATTTTCTTGGGCAGGGTCTTTTGGTACAGGCTGTACATTTTGCTCATTCTTCAGATACTTGTCGATGTCACGAACGCCAAGCGCCTCGTACATGTCACGATATACCTCATACATGTTATGCATTTGTGGCGCTTGCGCCGCTAACTGCATTTGTGTCTGAGCAAGTGCAATTCTCTGTGCTTGTGAAAACACGTTAGGATTAGACACAGGAATGACATCAATGCGGTCATCAAAATCCTCTGCCTTCACCGCAGAATCAACACCCTCAATGGAATACGGATATACTGGTGGCAAGCTCTCTGCCATAACACGAGACAAAAGCTTGAACTCGATTTTCATGGCATAGTGTAGGCGCTTATGCACTGCACTCATAACACGAGAGCCCTGTTCCATCAAGGCAATAGTGGTGACTACAGCCGCCTGCTGGTTGCCGTCACCTACCTTCATGTCCGTAATAGTGGCGAACCTACGGCCCGCATCTACGACAAAGCCCAGAAGGCTGAAAAGAGTGTTATCAGGGCCTTTGAACGGCAAAGGCATCAAACTGTCCCGAATCGCGCCGCCCGGAGCGTCTACATCTCTAAATTCACCCGGTTGCAGAGGCTCATCATCGTCCCTGATCCGTAGTCCGCGGGCCTTGAAACCCGCTGGAAGGTTAGAAAGCGTCCCAGCATCAATCAATTGCCGTAAAGCAGAGGTCGCGGTCCGCGATAAACCGCCAATGGTATGAATTAATCCCAATCCGTAGAACCCAAACCCCGGTAAAAACTTATAATGCACAAAATACTGAATTTTCTGCATGGTATCGTCATCTTCGCGGTAGTTTCTGCGTATCGAAAGCACCTGACCGTTGTCCTGCGACAAAGTTACGACATACGGAAGCTTGATTCCGGTTGGCTCACCGTCTTCACCAATGTCCTCGTACCCCTCAAGGTCCAAATCGACATGACATTCAAGCATCGTACAATCATAGTCCACGGACCCCGGTTCCATGCCCGTGATTCTATCCAACTCATCGGTTACACTGTCTTCATCGCCCTGCTGTGGAAGCACAGGGATGTCCCGATAGAAGCCCAAAATCTGTTTTTTACGCAAATCGTTCAAACTCATACGCACAACATGCGTGATATTTGGACAACTCTCTAAATCAGAGGTTTCATAGGGCACAACGAGGTTCTCCGCAGGGATGAATTTACTCACCGCGCGGTCAATACTCTCGTCATAGTAGACTTTCTTGAAGGTACTACCTGCTAATGGTAGATAAAACAGCATCTGATCCATGTCAGGAGTGTAATCTTCCATCACATTAGTAATGTAGTAATTCATAAAGTCCTTTACTCTCAGAGCTTGGTCGGACTTTGCGGCATCCCCAGACCCAACGATAGCAGTACGCACGGGTCCGCCCGCTGGCAACAACTCGTTAAAGGCTTGTGCCTGAAACTGCACCGCGGCCTCTGCCAATAATGGATGGGTGACTCCACTTGCTCCTCTGAAGGGCTCCGCTCTTTCGGAATAATTGAATCCCAGTAGTTCCAAACCGTTAGCGTAAGCATCTTCCCAATCCTGTCTACTAGCTTTGTTAGCGTCAAAGTCGCTCATAAGTTCGCTTGCAACAGACCCTAAAATGCGATCATCCATGTCTTCTGCAAGATTTGAATAAAAATCGCCCTCTGGAACCTCCCCCATAGGGTCAAAGTCAATGACAGCGCCGCCATCATCTTCCATTTCAACGTCAATGTCTTCAGCAATGCCCGATAAATCCAAAGTACCGGGAGCTTCAATCTCAACTTCCGCCATCAACTCCTCGGGGTCAACTTGCGGATTCTGGTTTTCTACCAGAGAGACGGGTGGTCTAGCCATTATACTTCCTCGTTAATAGGGGAACACGCACATCGTGGCGACATTCCTCGGATAAAAACAGGGGTGTCTTCCCCTACATAAGCCCCCACTACATTATATTCCATAAACTCTATTGCATCGTCTAGGGTCATGCCATCCCTTTCCTGCAATATGTGTACGCACTTGTCCCAATCATAAGCAATCATTGTAGGGGACCCACAACGCTCTGCCGAACCTATAATTGCCCCGTCAAAACCTTCTGCCTTCATCATAACATACTCCTCCTTCATTTCATATATTGGATAAACTCTGCGATTCCAGCCCTTACCGGACCGCCTTTTTCCATGTTTCGTGGGCTCTGGTCCGCGATCCGAGATAAGTTCTGCGGGGAAAACGGACCTTCGACCATTTCAGAACCGTTAAAGTACCTTACTTCAGCGCGAATGTTAGGCACACCAGAAGCCGCGGCTACCGCGGCACGAGTATTGCCCTCTAAAACATATGCCTGACCAAGATGATTTACACCAACTACAACGCGGTTACCCTTCTGGTCTGGGTCAAACCCTTCTTCTTTTACGGATGCCATAAGACGGTCAAACTTGGGGTCCCCCGCCATACGAGTTTCGTTCATCGCGCCGGGTAAGTCATTTACAAAAGAAGACGGTAGAGTAAAAGGCTTCTCGGCCTTAACCTTAAGGTTCGGTAAATCCACGCCAAGAAGCGCGGTCTGCGGTCCGCGGAGGAAGTCATCTCCTTCAGGGCGCGTTCTTTCAAGGTACTCAATGTTTTCACGAGTGTAATCGTTATTACCGCGAGCTATGTCTGGGTTGTCTTGGTAAAATCCAAAACTCTTTACCTGTTGGTTTGAAGTGGACAGTCTACTTTCAGATAAACCCTTACCTATCAGGCCCGCAAAAGGAGCTATGCCCTCATCGTTGTACGCTTTCGCTTCTTCAAGAAGGTCGTCTCCATCTACGCGGTCAACGGCATCAAGCTCGTCCATAGATATGTCAGTGTCCCTCATCTCTTTACGGCGAGAAGCAACAGGGTTTAACAAAGCCTCGTCGGGGTTTTCAAAGCGGTTCTGTACTACACGGGCCTCTGTTTCGCCGTATATAGTTTCGTACAAATCTCTAGCTTTGGCCTCCAACACACGCTCATCTACTTCAGGGTATCGTTCCTGAAGCTGGTCAAAGATTTCTTTTGCACTACCCCCACGAGGAAGTCCTTCAAGGTTTTGAACCCCGTGCTGCGCTTCATGTAATAACCTAGATTGAAAGGTTTTCGCGTCCCCGGTATCTTTTATGCCAATCAAAGGAGCGCCTGTCGGGCTCTCGTCTGCATTCGCAAAGAACTC